TGTCACCATTTTTAAATGTCCAAGCCATTATTTGTCCTTTTTCAATAGAGTTTTCTTCTTAGGGAAGCCAGCTTTCATATTTTTGTAAGCCTTATCGCTAATAGTAGAATCTTTCTTAGATCTACTTGTTCCCTTTTTCTTACGTGCATTCATGTTTGCATATAATCCATTAGCCATTCTTTTTATTCCTTTTGCTAATTGCTGCAGCTTTAGATTTAGCGTCAGCTTTTGACGATGCTCCCCATGCCTTTAGGCTAAGAAGAAGTCTAGTGGGTTTACCTTTGGAGTCACGCTCTGGGCCTTTCATGCCACCCATTCGCGCTAAGAAAGAAGCTCTTCTTGGGTTATCACCAGACTTAACTGGGGCTTTAAGCGTACCACCCTTATAAGAAGCGCGCCCTTTAGCATTAAGACCACCCTTGGGATTCTTACCTGCTTTGCGTGTCCACGCTGGGGTACTCATTTCATATACGGCATCAAGAGTGACCTAGCTGCATTATCAGCTGGCTTCTTAACGTCCCCCATTCTTTCTGAAGAAGGCTTGCGCTTAACCTTATCACCCAATGCTAGGGAAGGTAAGTCACCATAATCCTTCTTCTCTTTTTGATAAAGCTCCTCTGCTCTTGCAGCCGTTGATGTAATACTACCACCACACATTATTCAGTCTCCTTTGTATATCCACTACTCTTCAACGCCTTCTTAGCAGTCTCGTTATCCGTACTGTTGTCAAACGTCTCTGGAACCTTATCACCAAATCTACTCATTTACAAAACCCTTTTTATTACCAATATTTTTTCAAGCTTTTTTTAATAATCATGTGAGTGAGGGACCACTAGCTACGTTACTATCGAGGTTTTTTAACCCCCTACCCCCTAGCCAAGATCAATCGAAACCTTAATATCTCCTGCCAGTTGTACTTGCGATCTATCTATTGGCTTAAACCCTGCTCTATCCAATAGATCCTTGCTAGCCTCAAGCTGTACATACTCAGACTTAGCCTTCTTGGCTAGCCCTGCCAACTGGTGTACGGCCGCTGGAGCATGTCTACTAAACTCTTTAGCTACAACTTCCATCATGTACTGCTGCACATGGGCTAGCTTCATACTCTTCTGTGCCGTCACTCTTCCGCTGTCGCCTTCAGCGTAGCCAGCTTCTTGTGAGGCTTGTGTAAGATTACCACCATTTGCTACATACGCTTCAACCAATGCTGTCTGCTTACGGGTTAGTTTTCTTTGTGCTATGTTATTCATATAAACTCCTACTGTAGCCCCCCTCTCCCTCTCTCCCCCCATGTTTAGCACTACAAATACACCCTGTGTCAACGCACAAAACGTGCATCAGCCTATCTATCTTCTTCTAGTATGTTATGGAACTGGTACTACAAGGTACTACAAAAGGATATGCTTTCGTAAATAATCCATGTCATCACTGCATCACTCTCGTTGCTGAAACCTATCTTGTAGTTCCCCGAGCGCATATGTCTCGCTTGCTTCAGCCATGTCTGCGTACCTCTACGTGAGGTCCAATTCCCTCTGACTTGACCTGCATGCCAGTATCGAAAACCCACTGCAACCACTTTCCTTTCTCCCTAACTCCTGACTGTATTCTATTCTATGCCTGTCTTCCTTACATCTGGTTACAGGCGTGGAAAGAAGTTGCTGTGGGCAAGGGTCTGAAGAAGACCTTTTCGTTACTGGCTCTTGGTCTGCATCAGAGGGTGTTACCCCTCCTACTTAACTAGAGGTACTAGACATGACTAAATCAAACTCAACATCCACACTCATGGAACTAAAGCTAGCTGTCATCAACTATCACGATGGTGACAACATGGATTATTTACAAAAGAATATCTCACGCGATGCGTGTTATACAAGTTACAATAGTTTAACATACAAGAAGAAGATGCTAGCTGACGCAGTTACAGACTTCGAATCATATGTAGCCGAAGGCAAAGACATCGCGGCAGAAAGAGCTTGCGAAAAAGCTGAACGCATTGAGATAGAACTCGAGCAACTTGATGAGCGTCACGAAGCTGACAAAGCAGTATACCTTATCATCAATGACGGCGAAGAATGGAGCATGACAGTCAAGCCTAAAAGCAAGGCATCACTAGCATCTAAACTAGCAGCAATGCAAAAGAGGGTGGCGTAAGCCCCCTCACTACCAAGGAGATACTCAATGTTAAGCATAGAAGAACAACGTCGCAACGAACGTCGCAATCTAGGTTACACTGATGCTGAGATACAGCATGAGGAATTAAAGGATCGCATCTGTATATTTTTATACGCAGCTACAGCATCAGGAATTGTAGCGTCAGCATGGGTGTTGCTCCTCCTTTGAGGGGCGCATCTTGTGCTTGGCGTTGAGTCGAGGTCAACATGTGGTGGGTTGTGTTGCGTAAGCGCACAATGTAAACTATTGAAATGAAATGGAAAAGGATTAATGAAATGAAACACACACAACTAATTAGATTCATGCGTGAAGACTTAGGTCTTCAAGGCTACTCATATAAAGTATTAAAACTTGTAATGAAAACCAGCTCATCAGTTATTGCTGAGAAGATTGACCATCATCTTGCTCAAGAAATTATACATCAAGATGGTGAGCGTAGCTTGCATCATGCTTATCAACGTGAAGCATTTATGAATAAAGTAGCGGCTCAATTTTTAGATCTGTATCCGAATGAAACAATAGAGGAGTATTACCCATGATAGATATATATGATTGCTTCCAACGTACATGGTGGAAGGACAATCCTGATTACCCTAATGGTTTAGAACCACATGCTGGTGAAAAGGATTTCTATTTTAAGAATGCAGTAGGCAGTGAAACACATGCCTTCTTCACCGAGCAAGAGGCAATAGATTTTTGTAGACAATGGAACGACACGCATGATGCTGGTCGATATAGTCTCAAAGCAGAGTACCAAGACAGACCAGAACCTATTATTACAGAGGACATATAATGAATATAACTATTATGAATGTAAGTAAGATTACACAAGTGCGTAAAGTCTTCAAAGATTTTACTGCTCTTGAGCTCAAGATAACTGACACCAAAGGCAATGATGAATATATAACAATGCACTTTGATAATAATAAGCAACTCGTATGGGAGGCAAAGCCAGATGAAACACACAATTAAAACACCGCCGATGACACGGCAGCACTATGAATTTATAGCAGATCTGATGGGCCCAATGGTTACTTGGCCTTCACATCTTATAGATATAGCTGATGCCTTAGAGAAAACTAATCCTAAGTTTGCTCGTAAGAAATTTCTTGAACGTGCAACTAAAGCATGGGAGGATGTGCAATACAAAGGAAAGTTAGATGACACAATACCATTCTGAAGTTGAAGCTAAGTATAATAATTGTCCTGAGTGTGATGGTACTGGCGTGATAGTATACGCCAGCCTCAACGATGACATACCATTAAGATCATGCAATAACTGTAGCGGAAAGGGCTACGTTGAGATGGATGAACTTGACTGGCTTGATTGATTGCTGCATAACCGCAACATGATACAAAGTTATTGGGATATGATACAGGAAAAGCATAAGGGATTTGACATCCCTTTGCATAGGGTATTCACCAAGGCTGGACTGCCAACGTCAACGTACTATCGTACATTAAATGGCAGCACTGAATTGAGATATGATACTGCTGTAAAAGTTATAAGAATGATGGAGCTGATGGAAGGTGCGTATCCTACAAGCAAGGATAAGCGTAGACTGAATGCAAAAGTTTCCAAACTATAAGCAAGATACATATGTTACCACAACGTATGATGAAATGATTACAAGTCTGATTGATAGACGCAATCAATTAGGTATATCACAAGAAGGTCTTGCATTTACTATAGGTTGTACGCCATCATTGATTCACAAGTGGGAGCAGTACAAGCGTGTTCCCTCTGGTTTCATGTTCGCTTGTTGGGTAGAAGCACTTGGCTGTCAGATCGAAATCAGCACGAAAGATATTGAATCAAGTAACATATCCTTGTGATGCTTGCGATCAACGCACTGAATTTTTTGTGCAGATTATGGCGACAACTAATCCAGCCACGTACCATACCATATGTATGACCTGTTATGAGGAGCAAACATGGCAAACAAAAATAAGTCTAAAGGAATCTACCACGAAAAAAGATTCTGCGAATGGCTCGACAAAATCGGCATCGAAAACTACCGCGTCCCCCTCTCGGGTGCGCTCGGAGGAGAGTGGAGTGGTGACATCCACGTCACACTGGGCGGACGAAAGCTGGTAGCCGAGGTAAAGTATCGAGACAAATCTAATTTCCCTAGCCCATTCACTGTGCTGGATGGTAGGGACATAGCCTTCTATAAAAGAAAGACAGGCAAACCACAGTCCCTGGTCA